GTGACAGGTAGTTCAGTAGTTGGGGGCGTTATTGGACGTAGTTTTAGAAATCGCACTCGTTTCAAATCAGAGGAGACAAAAATCATGGCAATGCGTGGTGGAAAAAAGAAGAAGAAAAAAAATACTCGCGGCGGAAAGCGTCGTAAATAAACGGTTTTTAGCTAATATAGCTAAATACAATATCACTGCATAAGCAGGGGGGCACTCAACCAATTAGAAAGAGGTAATAAGATGAACGCAGAAACAGCGGTAAATGAAACAGAGCAAACTGTTGCTCAGCCAGAGGCAAAAGAACAGGTAGCAGACACACAGGACAGTAAGGAAAACCTACTATCACAAGAAGATGTAAATCGCATTGTGGCAGAAAGGGTAGCAAGAGAAAGATCAAAGTTTGAAAAGAAATATTCAAATGTAGATCTAGATCTATACAACGAGCTGGTAGAAAAGCAAGAAACACAACGCCAACAAGAACTTGAAAAGCGTGGTGAGTTTGAAAAATTGTTGAAAGAACAGGCGGAGAAATTCACTGGTAAAATTCAACAGTATGAAAGCGAATTGCATACTATCAAAGTTGACGGTGCTTTGTTAAATGAAGCCAGTGCCAATAAGGCAGTTAATCCACAGCAAGTGGTTCAACTACTTAAAGGTCAAGTAAAGTTAAACGAAGCAGGTAGCGTTGATGTTGTGGATCAAAACGGACAGGTAAGATACAATGATAAAGGAGAACCTATCGCTGTATCACAACTGGTAAATGAATTCCTTACAGCCAATCCTCACTTTGTGCAGGCAGGACCAAGTGGTTCTGGAACTGGACAGGGTATAGGTAAGCAGGCACCTGTGGTAGAAACAGATGTGACTAAATTAAACATGAATAATCCTGAGCATCGTGCCCAATATCGTGAGATTATGAAGGCAAAAGGGGTTAGAATGTAAATGCTATCTAAAGGAGAAATAACATGGCAAATACAACTTCAACTACCTTAAATGATCTATATGCAAATATAGTTCAGGCGGCTCTTTTTACACTTTCTGAAAAAAGTGTGATTCGTCCGCTGGTTAGAAGCTACAACATGGTGGGAACACCAGGTCTAGTAGCACAGGTTCCAAAGTATGGCACAATCGCGGCTGGCGATCTTACTGAAGGAACTGACATTTCAACACCAACAACTTTTTCAACTGACGTTGCTACAATTACAGCGGCAGAAAAAGGTGTGTTAGTGACACTGTCTGACATTGCACAAGAAGGCGCGGCTGAAGATGTTGCGGCGGCTATTGGACGTCAGATTGGTGAAGGCATGGCTGTTAAAGTAGACACAGACCTAGCTGGACTATTCAGTGGTTTTTCAAACACTGTTGGATCAGGTGCGGCTGAAATCACTATTGAAGATATCTTCAAAGCGGCGGCTACTTTAAGAAACAACAATGCTCCTGGACCATATGTAGCAGTGCTACATCCATTCCAAGCATTCCAACTTAAGAAGCAGTTAACAAATGCTGGTGCAACTATGAGCCACTCATTAAGTGACGTAGGTAATCAGGCATTGATGGACGGCTTTGTTGGTCGTATTGCTGGTATTGACATTTTTGAATCAACTGTAGTCACAGGTGACTCAGCTGGTGCATTTGTTGGTGCGGCAATGTCAAGCGATGCTATCGCATACATGGTTAAGCGTGATATGAGAATTGAAGAGCAAAGAGACGCAAGTTTAAGAGCAACTGAATATGTTGGTTCTATGGCTTACGGTGTATCTGAGCTGTTTGACGCATATGGCGTTGGAATCATTGGTGACGCTCAGTTATAATAACTGAAACCAAAAGTTTAGGGAATAGGCGGCTTTTGTCGCCTATTTCTGTTATACACATAAATACACATGAAGGATAGTAGGAAGGACCTACCCTGTAAATAAAGGAGCAGAACTCCATGGCAATCACATTATTGACCATAGCAGATATACAAGATTACGAACCAGACATATTAGACTATGGTATCCCTGACTTTTCAGAAGAAATAACCAAAGCACAAGCAGATGTATTAAGAGATTTGCGTATCCAATGGTGGCCTACAGTTAATCACGGACGCTATGATATCAAATATCTTGCTGGACATGAACTAGAGCCAGACGAAGATCTATACACTGCAAGTCAATTGACACGTGCGGCTTGCTATCATGCACTAGGCTTTCATATCTATCCTAAACTTGCTAAATTTGAACCTGAAACAGATATCTTTGAACGTAAGATGGAGTTTTACAGAGGTGAATATAGCAGAGAATTAGATTTAGTTTTAAGAGATGGCGTAGAATACGATTTGGACTCTTCTGGCACAGTCACAGACTCAGAAAAAGAAGCGACACATCACCTACGTCTTATGAGGTAGGGTCAAGTGTCCAACAGAGAAGATATTACCAACAATATAGTAGAAGTTTTGACGGACATGACACCGCCAAGACCAGTGTTCGTGACACGCGAACCTTTTGATGTAGAAAAATTAGCTATTACCCAATTCCCAGCGTTGCTTGTGACATCAGGCAATGAAACACGCGAAGATCAAGCAATGGGTGGTTATCGTCGTGGGATATTGGAAGTGACCATTAGAGGCATTGTGCGTTCTGATGGTAGAAAAGGCACAGTTCAAACTGTTGATACAAAACGCAACCAACTGATTGAACGCATTGAAGAAGCTCTAAATTCTAATAGAGATAGAGAACTAAATGCCGCTCGTGCATCTACCACCCATGTCACACAAATAGAAATAATTGAACGAACAGCACCTTTGGGTGAATTTGTATTAACAGCTGAAGTTCATTATTCATTTACTAAAGGAGCAACATAATGCCAATAAAATATGTAAAAATGTACAAAGACGGCACTTGGGAAAATATCCAAGATGATCGTGTTGAAAGATTTCTTGAAGTAGGGTGGAGTTTAACACCCCCTTCAGAAAAAAAGTCACAACGCAAAGGCAGTAAGAATAAAATCTCTGCTGAAGCCCAAGTGACTTCTATAGAAACATCATTTGAAGATGAAATAGAAGAAATGAGCAAAGACTTTGATGAAGAGCTTGTTGATGATATTGATTTAGACGATGATGCAACTGCCAACAAGGAGGAATAGACGATGGCAACTTACACAGGTGAAAACGGCCAAGTAAAAATTGGTTCTGACTCTGCAGGTGAATCTGCAATCGCTGAAGTTCGTTCCTGGACAGTAGAACATACTAAAGATGTTATTGAAGACACTGTTATGGGCGATGCGGCGAGAACATATAAAAACGGACTACATCAGTTCACAGGAAGTATGGAAGTAGTATATGACGATGGTCATACTGCGGCTTCAGATGCTTTCAGACCAGACAACGATGGTGATCTGTTTATTGAATTTTATCCAAGCTCTAGTGCTGGTGAAAAATTCTCAGGCAAGGTTATTGTGACTTCTGTTTCAAGAACAGCAAGTTTTGATGATCTAGTCACAGCAACAGTGAACTTCCAAGGCACAGGTGCTATGGACGTTCAAGCGTATAACGCATAGGCGTAATATGTTAAGTATTAGGGTTCAAGGCACTAAAAAGGTTATGGGCAATCTAGAAAGAGAAGTAGATCGTATCATGACCAGAGTGGCACAAGATACTTTGGTTGTAGCTCGCAAGAATACACCAATAGACAAGGGACAAGCAAGACGTGGTTGGCGCCTTGAAAATGCGACTAATGAAAAACGCATTGTCAACCGCGTGCCCTACATTGACCTTTTAGAAAAGGGCCGCTCAAAACAAGCACCGCGTGGTATATTAGGGCCTACTACACGGGAGATATCACAAAGGAGATATAGATGAGTAATGTAATGAACAATATCACAGGACATTTCAAAGAGAAATTGTCTGGTGGATTGCAAAAAATAACAGTTCCAGAGTGGAAGACTGATATCTACCACAAAGGAGCATATCCTTTTGCAGTTGAAAGTAAAATCCTTCAATTGCAACAACAAGGTAAGACTGTTGAAGCATTAGTTGAAAGTTTAATTCAAAAGGCATTGGACCCAGAAGGTAAGCCAATGTTTACAAAATTTGACAAAAATACTTTAATGAATGAAGCAGATCCTGGTGTGTTGTTAAGGGTATGTGCTGAATTGAACAATGCAACCTCAGATTATGAGGACATCTCAAAAAACTAAATGAGGACACTGAACTTCAATTAGTTATTAAGGTAGCAGAAACGCTGGGTAAAAGTATTGAAGAAACAATGCAACTCAGTGTCCTAGAATTGCAAATTTGGGGTGCTTGGTTCAAAATACAGCAAGATGCACAAAAGGAGACAATGAACCGTGGCAACACAACAAATAGAAATCCGCGTATTAGATAAAACACAAAGAGCTTTATCTAATGTCAGTCAAAGATTAAGCAATCTAAACAAAGGATTGTTAGGTGTCAACCGTGTGGCTGGATTAGCCGCTACGGCATTAGGAGCTATTGGTGGTGCAAATGTAGTTTCTAACATTGTTAGAACTACTGCAAGATTTGAAGATTTAAGAACTACACTTGCAACAGTCACAGGTGGAGCAAGAGAAGGTGCTCAAGCATTTGATTTTATCTCAAAATTTTCTACACAAACACAGTTTGGTGTTGAAGAATTAACACAGACTTTTATCAAACTCAAAGCCAGCGGCATTGAACCAACATCAGAATTGCTTACATTGTTTACTGATGCGGCCGCTGTGACAACAGATCAATTAGGATCATTACAAGCCATAACTGATTTGTTCTCAAGAACAACAGCAGGTGGTTTGGGTCTTGAAGAATTAAACAGACTTGCAGATAGAGGTATTCCTGTATTTGACATCTTACAAGAAAAACTAGGTAGAAATAGATTACAATTAAGTGATTTAGGTAAGACTGCTGAAGGTGCTAATTTAATCCTAACTGCATTAAGTGATGGAATAAGAGAAAGATTTGGTGGAGCAACAGTCAACAGAATAAACAATGTCTCCACGCAATTTTCAAACTTACAAATTGCTATTGCCAATGCGGCAGATCAAATAGGTAGTCAAGGTTTTGCAAAAGCACTTGGACAAACTGCTGTAGAAATAACCAACTTTATTGAAAACAATCAACAACTTGTTCAAGAGATTGGTATCAATCTTACAAAAGCGTTCTTGTTTGCAAAAGAAGCAATGGTGCTTGTTATTGCAAATATAGATTTATTAGGTAAAGCGTTTGCGGCCTTCTTTGCATTGAAAATTGCCACAGTAGTTGGTTCATTAGCATTTGCGTTTGGTAGCACATTTGTAAAAGGTATAGTTTTAGCAACTAGAGCCATTAAGGTAATGGCTTTGGCGGCGGCCGCCAATCCTATTATAGCATCAGGACTTGCTATTGCGGCAGGTGTGGAATATCTAACAGGAGCGTTTTCAGAACTTGCAGAAAAAATGAATATTGGCGGCGTTGCTGATGAAGCTTTAGATGCACTTGAAAGTGGTTTTGAAAAAGTTGGTGAAAAAATTGGTGCAAACATTAATGGATTAGAAGAGTTCCAAAATAACATTTCTAACATTAATAAAAAGGCCCAAGAACTTGCACCTAAATTTGAAGATGTTCAAATTCCTGCAGATCAAATAAGAACAAGTGCAGAAAAAACTAACACAGCAATTGGAGCGACAAACGAAAGTTTGAAAGAACAAGCAAATGAACTTGCTGTCACTAAAAAGACATTTGAGGAAGTGCTGAGCGATGCTGAAAAGCAAAATGCTTTAGCTGGTATTGCCACAGAACAAAACAAAGTAATCCAAGAAATTAAAAAAGCAGAATTATCATTAGGAAGAGGACTTACACAAAAAGAAAGAGAGAAATTACAAACTCTTTTCTTACAAAATGAAGAATACAGAAAACAAGCTGAACTTCAATCTAAAATTGAATCTGCTACACAAAGTTTATTGTCACAAACTATTCAATTTGCTGAATCTGAAGGTAAAATTTTAGAACAAGCAAATGCAAATGCCCAACGTCTGCTTTTAGATAGATTTGAAAAAGGTGAAATAAGTTATGGACAATACCTTTCAAGTCTAATTAATTTAGAAGAAGCACACGCAGTAAGAATGTTTGAAATCAACAAAAGTTTAGAAGATAGAAAAATGAGATATTTTCAAACAACTTTAGAAAAGAGATTTCAAATGCAAATGCGGAATTCTCAATATATGGAACAATTTAACAAGGCGGATTTCGCAGGGCATATACGTAGAAATGAAGCACTTCAAGAACTTGTAAGAGAAAGAATTGAATTTGAAAAGAAATCAGAATTAGAAAAAGCACAGTTTGGTTTAGAACAAGCAACAACATTGTTCACTGGGCTGAGTAAAGTTAACAAAAAATTCTTTGCGGCACAGAAAGCCGCGGCGATTGCATTGGCGATTGTAAACACCTATCAAGGTGCAACCAAAGCACTTGCAACTTATCCACCACCGTTCAACTTTATTGCGGCGGCGGCAACAGTGGCATCAGGACTTGCACAGGTGGCAACTATTAGAGCCCAAACAATGCAACGAGGTGGTGCTCTACCTGCAGGACAAAGTGCAATAGTTGGTGAAGATGGACCAGAACTTATTGTTCCTAAACAACCTTCAACTGTTATCCCAAGAGAAGTTGCAGATGCAATTGACAACATGGGAGGCAGAGGCGGAGATCCTGTTGTTGTAAACTTCAACATCACAACTGTAGACGCAGAAAGTTTTGACACGCTGTTAATTAGAAGAAGAGGCACAATTACCAGCATTATCAACGGTGCCTTACAAAAACGAGGTAAGGAGGGAGTAGTATAATGGCAAACATAGGTAATTGGCCAAGTTCACCAGGATTTACAACAGCAAATTTCAAACAAGCAACAGTGACCAAAAGAACACAAACATCAAGTGGTAGAGTAATTCGTGCATCAAATGGCACAACACTATGGAGAGGCACATTGGTGTATCCTCCAATGACACTTGCAGAATTTAGACCAATACAAGCTACAGTTGCTCTTGCACAAGGACAACTAAATGACTTTGACATACAAATTCCTTTGGTGTCAGCAAGTCAAAGTGTAAATGCAGGCGCAGTCACAGCAACAGTAGATGGTGCACACACAGCAGGTGATACCACTATACAAATAGACACAAACGTAAATTCAGGCAATGTTTTGAAAGCTGGTGATGTAGTGCGTTTTGCAAACCACACGAAAGTTTACATGGCAACCACAGATATCAACACAGATGGTAGTGGCAATGCAACATTGAACATTCAACCTGCACTGGTTGAAGGTTTATCAAACACAGAATCAATAACAGTTCATAATGTGCCTTTTAGAATGATATTGTCAAATGATGTGCAGGAGTTTCAGTACAGAGTTGACGGACTTGTAAATTATGAAATAGATGTAGAAGAGGTATTGTAGTGTCAAGAGGATTAAGCAATAATCAAAACACTTACCTAGCAGGTAATAGTTTGATTGGCGTGACTCTTATACACATTGTTGTGTATGGTGGCAGTGATCTTCGTTTTACTGATGCACCTTTTAACATTAGTTATGATGGCAATACATTTGAAGCACAAGGTAAATTTTTAGGTATATCAGAAGCTTCAGAAACAGCAGATCTACAGATTACAAATATCAACATAGTTTTAAGTGCTTTGGATTTGACATTGGTGCAAACGCTGGCAAAGTCAAATCAAATTAACCAACAGGTCACAGTGCGTAGAGCTTTTTTAGATCCAACAGACAACAGTTTGATTGGTGACAGTGCAGGCGATCGTGCAATTACTATATTTCAAGGTAGAACTGCTGGCTATAGAATCAAAGATGACAACAACACTGCAACACTAAACATTGAAGTCACAAGTCAATTTTCAAACTTCAATAGATTGAGTGGACGCAGAACAAACCAAGGCAGTTTACAGAGAGAACACTCTACAGACTTTGGATTTGAATATTCACATGAAAGCATTCGCGATATCAAATGGGGCAAGCTATGATTAGAGAACCAAGAACAGATGAATTAGAACAATTGGTTGACATTGCAGTAGAACACGCCATTGATGCTGGATTGGCTGGACATGATGATGTTGACAGACACTTTGTCAAGAAACAGTTTAAGAATATGATGATGTCACCAGATTTCAAAATCCTAGTAGAACCTAGAGGTGACAGATTTGCCGCTTATGCAATAGGTAGAATTTGTCAAAAAATATGGAATGGCAAACGCTATGGTGAGATGACATTTATTTTTGTGCATCCTGAAGCAAGAAGCAAAGTCCTAGCAGATGATCTTGTGGGCACACTTAATCATTGGTTTGCAGAAATGCGTTGTGATTTTGTGCAGACCAGTTGCATGACATATACAGAAGATTACAAACCAAATGACGAATGGTTGCATCGTGTTAGAACTTATTACAAAAGTCAAGGCATGGAGGAGGTAGGTTATCATTATGTCAAACCTTTGGAGGCAAATGAATGGGTGGTATAGTAGATGCAATCGTAGACATTGTAGAAACAGTAGTAGATTTCGTTGTAGATGTCGTAGAAACAGTTGTAGATTTTGTAGGGGACGTAATTGGCTTTGTGGTCAATCCTTTTGGAGCATTTGACGCTCCTGATGTGCCAGACCCAGGGCAAGCCGCCCAAGGTGTCACACTCACCAAAAACGGAACCAATGTGCCAATACCTGTTGTGTATGGACACAGACGTGTAGGTGGTAGTGTTATCTATGTAGAAACAAATGGCGAAACCAACAAGTATCTTTATGTTCTTTATGCTCTTTGTGAAGGTGAAATAGAAGGTGTTTCTAAAATACTTGTAGATGATGTAGAATTACCAGGTCCAGGTTCAAATGTGTATTCACAAAACAGCACCATAGATGTCACCAGTGGTAGATTTAGCGGTAGATTAAAGTTCCAAATTAAAAATGGTGCAGACAATCAAAGTGAGAATACACTTGCAAATGAAACAGCAACTTGGAAAAACAAAAGACGTAGATTGCCAGGCATCGCTTATGTTGCAATGCGTTTTGAATGGAAAAAAATAGAAACACAAGAAGACGCTGATAATAATCCTTATTCAGGCGGCATTCCTCAAGTAAAATTTGATGTTCTTGGCAAGAAAATATTTGATGTAAGAACACACACAGCAGGACAAACACAATTGAGCAATGACTATGGCAGTTTATCTAAATCATACAATTTCAATCCAATAAACTGTTTATTAGACTACATGATGAATCCACGCTATGGTGTTGGCATCCCTAAAGAACAAATTAATGCTGACAGTTTTAGAACAGCCGCAAGAAAACTTGAACAGCGTGTTGATTATTCTAACAACCAAAGAGGTCGTGCAATGACCTGTAATGCTGTTGTATCAACAGGCGCAAAGTGTCTTGACAATGTTAAAACGCTAACTGCAGGCGCAAGGGCAATTATGCCGTTCGTTCAAGGTCGTTATAAAATTAAAATTGAAGATGGAGGCAATGCCACAGACATTACAAGTACAACAGTGCAGATTGCCTATGACGTTGATTCAAGCGTAGTAGTAGGAGGTATAAGTTTAGATGGTGAGCGTAAGAAATCAAAATATAACCAAGTTATTGTCAACTATATTGATCCTGATTTGGAATTTACAAATCAACAAGTGGTCCATAATGTTGCAGGCGACCAAACAATTGACCAAGAAGAAGAACTAACAGGTGAATTCACTTTTCATACACTGACCAATCCAGCTATTGCAAGAGACCTTGCACAAATGATCTATGACAAAAGCAGAAAGCAAAGACAGATTTCATTTACTGCTTCACAAGAATTATTAGACATAGAAGTTGGTGATATAATCAGAGTCACTGACACCGTGTTGGATCTAAATCTGCAGACGTTTAGGGTTGTAAGTGTAAAATTACAAAACAATGGACAGGTTGCAATACAAGCAACAGAACACGATGCTACACTGTATCCATTTACAACAGGAGCACAGGTAGAACTACCACCTCCACTGTTCTTACCAGATGTGTTTTATATCAAACCATATGTGCGTCCTTTACCAAAAGATCCTACAAGTATAAAACCTATTTTTGATCCTGACTATGACAGTGCTGGAGATATTGTTGAGGATATTGATGACACTACACCACCATCACCACCTATAGATGATATTGATGATCCAGATGACATTGTTAATCCTATTCCTGATCCACCACC